TGTTCTTTCCCATGCATTTTTGTGGCGTAACAGTAATAAGAAAAACCCAATTCGTCCAAGAATGTTTTCGTTTGAAGAATGATTGCTGGGTTGGTATTATAAATAGTTATTTTAGGAGTAAAAACCTTACATCCTTTATAAAGATATTTATATCCAAACTGGCAAGATCCTTCTCCATCGATGATACCTATGAGGTATCCAATCTTAAAGAGCAGTCTTTCCTGCTGATTGCCCATTGTAATATCTTGACTATTGTCACTCATTATGGCTACTATTATACGCCATAATTTAAGTAAGTCAAGCTTTAGGGTGTTCCAGCATTTGGCTTCATTATATGGGGCCGTTTAATCAACCCCAGGCCATATTTTTTTGTCCTTTCTACCACTGCTAATTTCCAGTAATGGTAGAAGTGGTATCAACCATTACTAGGCTTGCTCTCCAGCCTTAATATGCGGAGAGTGCTTAATGCGTTCAGCTAGGGCTTCAGTGCTTCCATATCGCGTCGCTACCTGTAGAGCTCTGAGCTCATCAGCATCTTGCAGTGGTATCTGCTGTTGATGCTGGGACGACACTTGGGCTGACCCCGCCTCTTTCAAAGCCGCTCCTTCATTCGCTGAAGAAGTTCCTTGATCTGCTACTGGAGTTGCACCAGGAGCTATGCCCCTCACAAAATCAGCAGCCTCTTTAAAGGTTAATGGGCGACCACCGTATTCACCTGCGTTTAGCATTGAGTCTGTCAGCGTGCCTCTTACCTGACGGTAGAAGCTTGCATCGAACTTTTCTGCTCCCAGTTTGAGCTCTGGGTAGACAGCGTATGCTTCGGTATTTTGTCGCTCAATTTCTCTCTCTTCGGTCGTCTTAACAATGTTTTGCACTGTTACTTCGGCTCTGTTAGCTTTTTCCTGAATGTCCTTCATATATTTGTTGAGCTTTTCTCGGTTGATAAATGTCTCTCCCGAGGTCGGATCAACTTCATAGAAGTCGTAATCAGTATTAGCCGCTGGAGCCTTTGACCGATCAGGTTGCGGAGCTGCTGGAGCACTCTGTGGTAAACCACCGAGTCTGTCCTGCATTTCCTTTCGCATCAGTTCGTTCTGCTCATAGAGACGACTGTTGCTCTCTAGTAGTTTGTCAAACTGCTCTCTCGTTCGACCAGCTACTGCATCCTGCGATGGTTCCGTAATCGGCGCCTGTATTTGTACAGGTTGTACTGGCGCTGTTACTGGTTCTGCCACCTGAGTGTTAGGCTGTGCTGCTTGGGCACTAGATGTGTTTGGTTCCATATCACTCACCTCCTTTCATGCACTAGTTAATGATATGACGCGCGTGCATCCGCGTCTGAGTGTGTGTGGCTGGAATTGCCAACATTCTTAAGGAAAGCTGATTGGCTCTCCTTGGACTAAGGCCACTCCGTCTTTAGCGGAAAGCCCTACTCCAAGAAGCCCAAAGTTGCACTTAGTGCACCTGACTCCTCCTTTCTGAGATGTAAACTCGTGCTTACAGCTCTTTGTTGGGGAGCCATCCAGGTGGTGGATCTCATTCTCTCCCCAAAAATCTCTTGCCTTAACTTTATAGAATCCGTCATATCTGTTCTGATCAAGAGAGTCTCTGTCACTTGGTGGTAAAGGTGGCAGTAACCCTATATTTGTCATAATTATATTTTCATTCCTACACCGCGCTTTATATCTCCAGTCTTTACCTTGCTGAGATACTCACTTTGGTTAATGGCTTTTTGTACTCTCTCCATTAACTCCCTAGCGTTGTTAGCGGCATAAAATGCGTTTAACTCTCTCCACAGATACTCCTTCTCAGAGTTAGGGCTGTTTACGATATCTCTTGGATCAACCCAAGAGTGAAAAGAAAGGTCCCTTAACCATGCCTCTATAGTTGCCCAGCCAGCTGATTTAGTCATAGCGTAGAGATCTTGCCCTTGGCGTAACTCTCTCTCTTCTTCCTCAGTAAGGTTGGTTTTGACTTGATTAGTTTCTGCCATATTATGCTCCCATTTCTCCTAATGACTTTGGACTTATCGGACCTAGCCCTTGCCCAGAATCCCTATTTACTGCAAATGGAGTTGCTTGTGGAGCTTCCCCACCTGCGTTAGGATTAGTTCCTCCTGGTATACCAGAGGGGACAGTATCTGTTGGTGGTGCCCCAGCTTCCTCTGCGCCGCCACCCGCCTTAGCCATTGCTTCTTTGATAGCAGCCATTGGGTCACCGCCCTCAGCAGCGCCTTGACCAGCACTCTCAAAAAACCTATCGGCATCTGGGAATCCCAGGTCTTCTAACCATTGGACAAATAAGTCTTTGAACTTCGGCTTGACACCTTCTGATTGAAGCATTTGGATTACATTTGGATTAGTGCTGATCATTTGGATAGCCTGCTGTCTTCCCTGCTTTTGCTCTTCATCAGCAGAAACCTGCATAGATTGAACGTCAATCGAAAAGTCAAAAACACCCTTCAGATCATCTGGCGTAACATATAATTGTCCGCTTCTGCTGGTTCCCTGCTCTAGCTTCAACTTTGGCTCAAAGCGGGTTGTTCCTTCTTCCTCAATGGCAATAGGATAGACTGGAAGCATACTGTTTGACAGCACCTTCTCTGGGTCTTTTCTAATACCGAGGATGTTCTCTGTCTCGAATTGAGTTCCAGCAATGTCTGCATCGAAAGACATCTTATCTAAACCACGTTCTTGGAAATATCTAAGTGCGTCACTTCCACTAATTCTGATAATATAGTGAGCAGTTTTTGGATCAGAGAATAAAAGAGCTTGGTTCATTGAATGCCATAGCATATATTGGCGTTTGATTGCCTCACCCAAGAAAATCTGGTTATAATTGTCTCTGGCGTTACGCTGAAGTTGAAGAGCCTTAACCTCGGTAGCAGTCTTATCTGTCTGGTATGGTTGTGTGTTAGAAACTCCAAGTGATGATTCCCCAAGGGCAGTCATCATGGCATTAACTAAAACTCCATAGGTATTGTTGAAGTACTGAGCAGCATCTGATCTAGACTCAACAATTCTGAAATCCTGCATTGGGTTGTTCATTATCCAACGAGCGCCTTTTCCCCACTCCAGAGTGTGTTGTCGAACTCCTGGCCCAATGGCAATAGGGGAATAGAGTTTCTGATTGATCTCATCAACATACTGGCATAGAAGAGCGTTAATAGCTTTCTGTAACCCCTTAATTGGCTCTATCTCACTTAGACCATAAAGGTCATCATCTATTTGATAGTAACGCAACATGACAATAGGGATTTCATTATTCTGGTATGGGTTCTCGATATCTCTAATAACCACTCCATGTTTTGGAGCAATAGTTATCCAGCGATTTCTACGATACTCGGTTACTATTTCAATTGTCCTGAAAACAGGATCTTTGCCGACTGGATCTAATTCCAAACCAGAGATGGATCGATTCCTTGATAACCAGTTGACTGATCTAGTATCTCCACCATTCTCTCCACCATGGACTTCTGCGGTAGAAACCTTCTCCTTAAGGACATCTAGATTCTTGTACACTGGACCAGTGCGGGCAGCATCGTTAACATTTTGCAAGTCTTGGAACGTTACATATTGGCGAACCTGGAACCAGTTACAGTTCTCGATAGCGGTGGCAGAAAGGTCATGAGCTATATCTCTGTTGTTCAGAACCTTCATGTCTGGACCATCGAAAACAGTGCGGTCTCTATCATCCGTCTCATATCTCCATGGAACAAGCGCGAAAGATGAACCATACTTGCGGGCATTAATATCCATTAATGACCATTTTGAAAGCATGGTGCCACCAATATTAGAATTATCCCATTGGAAATCCAGAAGAGAATTATTAATTTTGGCAGAAAGCATATCTGAGCCCTCTCTAGGAGTCAGCTTGCCCTTTGGTTTATTAGAAATTAATCTTGAAGTCTTTTCGAAAATGAAAGTAAAAATGCGAGGATCAAATAACAGGGCGTCGTATGGCCAGGAGGCCTCATCTAACCATGAGCGGAAAAGCTCATCTGCTTCGTTAAATGAAATAGCTCCGATACGGTTCTTACCCGTGGTTCGCCTATCAGTCTCCTGAAAGCCAAGTTCCATATGACGTTTAACGTCAGTGAATATTTGACCTTCTTTGTTTTTTGATTTACTTTTGTCAGCTACAGCCATAAAAAACCTATAGGTACAAAAAAACCGACCACGGAAAACCCTACTATTCTTGAGAGTTGTATTGGTCGGTAAACCGAGATTGTTTCTCTGATCAACCTATGTCAAAGGACACTATCATACTACAATTCAACATGTCAACAACCTAAATTATTTTATCCCATCTTCTCCGACGGCCCTATTTCATCGGTTGAAGACTCACCTAAATTAAAAATAACTGGTTCATTTAGCCTGGTAGAGTGTTCTCCGCGAACAAATCTCGCTACCCCTTCTTCAATAACAATGTGCACCTGACCAAAACCAGTGCCGTTAGCAATTTCGCCCATATGCTTAATAACATGGAAAAGTATGGAAGGATTTGCCTGACACTTTGTTACCATATCTGCCAGAATATAGAACTCTGGCATATTGACCTTTATTAGTTCCATAAATTTCTGGTTATTGTATTTTCTTGACTCGTAATAGTCTGTGTTTGGTATATTTTGCATATTACTTAAATCTCCATTTCTCGCGATTTTGTTTCATTGCCTCCGCGTCATAATCTCCCCAATCAAGAGAGGGAGTTAAAATTTGTACCTGCCATGCTCCACAACTAGCCATAACAAGGTCATCTTTCATATTTGACTTTGCTCGAGCTCTACCCTTATAAATCTGGAACCCCTTCATTTGCTTAATTTGCTGTTTATCATAAATTCGAGGCATCTTCTGGCCAATTGCCAGAGCAAAGTCATCTAGCATTTTTCTTCTTGTTCCCTGTAGTTCTCCACCAGACAGTTGCCCAGTAGTAACCCAACCGATTTCTCCTTTTTCATACGTACCTGCGGTAGAAGCAAAGTCAACCATTCTAAAAAGATCTGGATATTTCAGCGTCTTGAGAACATAGATAGTAGCCTGACCAGTGTTTCTCTCGACAGCTAGCTTTGGCCATAATCCCGTAAGATTGAACACATATTTTGCCATTGCGTATAATTCATAACCAAACTGAGATGAAGCCAGTACTGCGTTAAAGACAATGGGAAAATCATACTCCTTCTTCGAACAAGCTACCGCGGCACAAAAGTCCTGGGAATCAGCTGGATCGGCAAAGATGACGAATTGCTCTCCATACTTTGGTTGTCTATAAATACGAACCAGTGGGTTTTCATCATCAGTCAAAAGGTCTAATGATCCATCTGGAGAAAACTTGCCTTGTAGGACGGGATCTGGCGCAGCCTTCATCATAGCGTCAAGAATTTCATTATTGAAATATGGGGTACCAGAGGTAATAAACGCCTCCTCACTTGTACGCGGATATTCCTGCTTCCATAGCTTTTCGGTAGGAAATTCTCCTCGTTTCTGGTTAACCCATTCCTCAGTATAGAAATCCTCCCAGCCAAAAAACCTTGGGTAGTAGATACTATGCTTAGTACCGTCTGGTCTAGCTGGCAAATTAGAACGCTCCCACTCTGCCTGGTAATAATTACCCTCACCATTAGCCGTTGATTCTAGGAAAATCATACCTCTGCCCTGAGGAACCTGCTGCGCTGTACCTACCACGATTTCTTGTGCAGTCACCAGTTCTGTATCCTGATAGAAAGCAGTTTCTGAGAAAAGTATGTTCCGAGCAGATCCACCTCGACCACCAACCTTGGCTCCAGCAGTACCAATGTAGAAAGTAGCATGATTCTCAGCGTTTTCAATTAAAGACTTGTTATCTGATAACAACCACTCCTTCTCAATCTTCTCAACTGGAACGTCAAGCTTCTTGGCAAGATTCTCTAGATAGCAATGAATGTAGAATTTAACTTTCTTGAATAGAATATCAGTAGCATCTTTTCTGTGAGAAATACAGATGGAAACTGAATATGGACGAAGCAAAAAATCGACAGTAAAAAGGGCAAGGATAAAACTAGACAGACCCTCCTGACGAGCCTTAAGCACAATTTCTCGTACTCCCTCCATCTCTGCGCCATACTGTTCCTGCAAAATATCATAATACTTTTCCTGGACAACATTAAGCTCAAAAGGAAC